AAGAATATAAAGGAGCCACACATAAAGATAACAAAGGTAGACTTATGTCTGGTAAAACACACACAGCATCAAGTAAATATTTAGTTCATAAAAAACAACTAAAGAAGAAAAAATGATAGCAAAAAAGGGATATGGCAGAGCATTTTTACAAAAAGGTTCTCCTAAAATATTTGATCAGTTAGAGATGAATGTTCCTTATCCTAGAGGACAAGAAGTTCCTCAAAGACTAGCCAAAGGAGGAAAAGCAACTCCGGCTTGGCAAAGAAAAGAAGGTAAGTCTGCATCGGGTGGATTAAATAGAAAAGGTATTGCATCTTACAGAAGAGCAAATCCTGGTTCTAAATTATCTATGGCTGTTACTACTAAACCTTCTAAATTAAAAAAAGGATCGAAAGCTGCAAACAGAAGAAAATCTTTTTGCGCTCGTATGAAAGGAATGAAGAAACGATTGACGTCAGCAAAGACGGCAAGAGATCCTAATTCAAGAATTAATAAATCTTTAAGAAAATGGAATTGCTAATGGCTGGAATAGAAGATTTAAAAAAACAAATGTCTAAAATAGCAGATGATGAATATTATGCTAGTTTACAAAAATATTTAGAAAGAGACCCTGGAGCAAAATATTTTAATCCAGACGATCTTTCTTACATAGCAATGGATAAATCAGGGGAATACAACTACAAAGGATTTACACCAACTAGAACTAAAGAAACTGATGATATGGAAGAATATATGAAACAAAGAAAAATAGACAGTGTATATTCTCCAGAAGCTACCTTTTTAAAAAAAATGGAAAAAGGAAAAATCCCACTTGCTATTTTACAGGAACCAGTAAAAACAGGAAAAGAACCTGGAGACTTAGATAAAATTTTAACAATACTTCATGAGTCAAGACACCAAATTATGACTAAACCTGAATTTAGAGACATAATAAATAAATATGGAATAAAAGAAGAAACGTTTATGAGATTCTTAGATAAAGAATTTTTTCCAGAATTAGACCCTCAGTTACCTAAATTTGTTCGTCCAAAAGATGCTTATAAGATTTATGGAGAAGCTGTTGAAGAATATAAAGAGAAATTTGGTAAAGAAGAAAAAGGCTATCTAACTAAAATAAAAAATATGTTTGCCACTGGAGGTGCAGTGGATAAGCCTCTATATGATAGAAATTAATATAACAATCAAGAAAGGTAAAATATGGCACAACAACCAGACGATATAATCGTAATACAAAAAATACAGAAGTTACTAAAAGATAGATATCAAAATATTGGAGATACCCTGATATCAGGAGGTGTTGACAATATGGAAAAATACAAGTATATGTTAGGACAGGCACACGCCTACCAATATATATCACAGGAAATCTCTAACCTGCTAAACATAAAGGAGCAAAAAGATGAGCAAGGACGAAACGTTATCAACCTCGAACGAGGTCCCAAAGCATAGAAACGCTTTGGAAGAAAAATACAAATCACATAAAGACACAGTAAAACAAAAAGACTTATCCAAAACAGAAAAAGATAAACTTCCAAATCCAACTGGATGGAGAATGTTGATTCTACCCTTTAAGATGAAGGAAAAAACTAAAGGTGGAATTTATCTAGCTGACGAATCGATAGAGAGATCACAAGTAGCATCGACTTGTGGTTTAGTACTTGCAATGGGACCACATTGTTATGACAAAGGAAAATTTCCTGAAGGTCCTTGGTGCAAGGTCGGGGATTGGGTTATCTTTGCAAGATATGCAGGAAGCCGAATTCTAATAGATGGGGGCGAAGTTAGACTTCTCAATGATGATGAAGTTTTAGCAACGGTGAAAAACCCTGAAGATATTTTTCACCAATTTTAATAAACCATAGGAGATACTATGCAAGAAGAAGCAAAAACAGTTGATATAGATACATCTGGCCCAGGAGCCGAGGTTGAATTACCAGAAGCAGAAAAAACTGAAACACCAGAAGTAGAGGTATCAAATGAAAATAATGAAAACAGTGTTGAGTCCAATGATTCAACTGAGAAATCTGATGAGCAGCCTACTGTTCAAGCAGAAGAAACCACGGACCAAGGAACAGAAGAAAAGAAAAAAGAATTAGAAGACTATTCAGACGGAGTAAAAAAAAGAATAGCTAAACTAACTAAAAAAATGCGTGAAGCAGAAAGAAGAGAAAAAGCTGCTATCGATTACGCAAAAAGTATCAAAGCTGATCAAGAAAAACTTCAAGCTAGATTTTCTAAATTAGATACAGGTTATGTATCTGAAATGGAAAATAGGATTAAATCATCTTTAGAAGCTGCGACTAGTAAATTAGCTAAAGCTAGAGAAGATGGAGATCTAAAAGCTGAGATAGCTGCTACTACCGAAATCTCAAGATTAGGTTATGAAGAAGCAAAACTTTCTGAAATCAAGTCTAAACAAACTACTGAATCTAAGGAAGTTGAGGTAAAACAGCCTCAGATTCAACAAAATCAAGAGCAAACTGTTAATCCAGACCCTAAAGCACAGACTTGGGCGTCTAAAAATGAATGGTTTGGTCAAGATGAAGCTATGACCTATACAGCATTTGGCTTGCATAAAAAGCTAGTTGAAGAAGAAGGTTATGACCCACAATCGGATGAGTATTATTCTGAAATAGATAAAAGAATAAGACTTGAATTCCCGCATAAATTTGGTAAAGTAGAAACTAAATCGACAGTTAGACCTACACAAGTTGTTGCTTCGGCCAACAGAAGTAGTAAGACAGGTCGCAAAACCGTGAAACTCACACCTTCACAAGTAGCAATTGCTAAAAAATTAGGTGTGCCACTTGAAGAATATGCGAAACAATTAAACACGAAGGAGATATAAGCATATGAGTAATGAAAACGAAACAAGAACTTCTCGTGCGAGTCAGACTAGAGAAAAAGAAGCTCGAAAAAAAGTCTGGACTCCACCGTCATCTTTAGATGCACCCCCTGCGCCGGCAGGATTTAGACACAGATGGTTAAGAGCTGAGTCTATGGGCTTTCAGGACACTAAGAACGTAGCTGGACGATTAAGATCTGGTTATGAGTTAGTAAGAGCCGATGAATACCCAGATTCAGATTACCCAGTTGTCGAAGACGGCAAATACAAGGGAGTGATCGGAGTTGGTGGCCTAGTGCTCGCTAGAGTACCAGAAGAGATCGCAAAGTCTAGAGCTGAATACTATGCTAAGCAAGGTATTGAGCAAGATGAAGCAGTAAATAACGATCTACTGAAGGAAGAGCATCCAAGTATGCCTATCAATGTTGACAGGCAGACTCGTGTAACTTTCGGTGGTACGAAGAAAAACTAATATTTTAGTAATTCCTAACCAACGAATTAACTTATAAACTTAGGAGAAAAAACATGGCAAACAAAGACGCTGCTTTCGGATTGAAAGCAATCGGTAAAGTTGGTCAAAATAGAGACGCTCAAGGTTTATCCGAGTACAGCATTGCAGCAAGTTCATCTGCAATTTACCACGGCGACCCAGTTATGCTGGATTCAGATGGTGAATTAGTAGTTGGAACTGTTGGAAGTGCTTTATTAGGATCTTTAAACGGAGTATTCTATACTGACGCATCAACTAACAAACCTACATGGGCTAATTACTTAGCTGGATCAAACGCTGCAACAGACATCGTTGGATTCGTAAGTGATGATCCTTATGAGAGGTTTGAAATACAATCAGCTGGTACAGTTGCGCAAACTAACATTGGTAACTGTGCTGACATGGATACATATTCTGCAGGTTCTGCAAGCGATGGTGTATCTAATGTTGAGTTATCTGCTACAATGGCAGCAACTGCAGCTCAGTTCAAAATAATTGGAATCTCAAAAGAAGTTGATAACGCATTTGGCGCTAACGCTAATGTTGTTGTATCTATCAATGAGCATTTCTTAAAACAAACAGCGGGCATATAATAGGAGGATAAATTATGGCTATATCACGATCGCAACTAGTTAAAGAACTAGAGCCAGGATTGAATGCACTATTCGGCCTGGAATACAAACAATACGACAACCAACACGAACAAATCTATACGAAGGAAACTTCTGACAGAGCTTTTGAAGAAGAAGTAATGTTATCTGGATTTGGCAATGCGCAAGTTAAACCTGAAGGTTCTGGCGTTACTTTTGACAATGCTCAAGAGACATACACAGCTAGATACACTCATGAAACTATCGCTCTTGCATTTTCAATCACTGAAGAAGCGATTGAAGACAACTTGTATGACAGATTAGCTTCGAGATACACAAAAGCGTTGGCAAGAAGTATGGCACAAACAAAACAAGTTAAAGCTGTTAATCCTTTAATTCAAGGATTACCATCTACTGATAACTTCGACTCTGGAGACGGTGTTTCTTTATTTAACACTGCTCACCCAACAGTTGCTGGTACAGTAGCTAACACTTTAGCAACTCAAGCTGACCTTAACGAAACTTCATTAGAGCAATGTTTAATCGACATCGCTGCAATGACAGATGAGAGAGGTCTTAAAATCGCTGCAAAAGGAATAAAAATGATTATTCCTAGTGAATTACAATTCACTGCAGAGAGATTAATGAAGTCTGCTCAAAGAGTTGGAACAGCTGACAATGATATCAACGCAGTTAAATCTATGGGAATGATTCCACAAGGTTATGTGGTTAACAATTTCTTAACTGATACTGATGCGTTCTACATCATTACAGATGTGCCTAATGGAATGAAGTACTTCGAAAGATCGCCTATCACAACTAAGATGGAAGGTGACTTCGATACTGGTAACGTTAGATACAAAGCTAGAGAAAGATACTCATTTGGAGTTTCTGACTTTAGAGGTATCTTCGCATCAGAAGGTGCTTAATTCTTAAGCAAAGCATACCGAATGGGCCCTTTACTGGGCCCATTCTTTTTGATAGAAAGGAAGAACTCATGAAAAAATATCTCATACAAATTAGGTCCAGAGGCTATTACACAAAATTTGAAATAACTTGTGCTGACAATGAAGAGGCATTCAATAATGCTATTGTTGACAAACTGGGACAAAATGATATAGTATGGGAAGCAAGCCAATTTTACAATTTAAGTAAAACTTGGATAACCTATGAGGAGGTTAATGATGCAAACACACGTTCAATCCCTTTACAAACAGAAGAGGGGCTTAGAACTACAATGGGAGCAGCACTATAACGACGAGGGTAGATATACTCTCGATATGGTTAGGATTGATAATAAAATAAAAGAAGTTATCAATCATATTAAGATGGCAGAAGCTAAAGAAGCTAACTTAATGAGTAAAGTAGAAGATGCTGCACCACAAGTTTCAGTAGCTACTTAATTAAAACGCTACTAAATCGCTGGAAAACGTTAACTCCACTACAAACTCTCTTGCACTTCATTAAAATCTAATATATAAAATCATTACTATACAATTAAATTCTGCATAGACGAGTATAGTCGACGGCCTAGAGACTATGCGGAAATAACTAGGAGGATAAAAAAATGGCACAAACTACTTTTTCAGGTCCAGTAAAATCAGATAATGGTTTTCTTGCACCTTCATACACTGTTGCTCAAACAGCATCTTTAACAGCTACTGCTGGAAAGATTATCTATGTTTCTAACGCAGCAGGAGCATCTTTAACTGGATCTCTTTGCTACGGTAATGGATCAGTTTGGATTGATGTAACTACTGGTGCAGCAGTAACTGCATAGTAAAATTATGGAGCTCCTTCGGGAGCTCCTAAAATTTAGGAGAAAAAAATATGGCAAGTAAAGGCGATATACAAGCAACAAGATCTACAGCAGCAGCTGGCGCAACAGCTATCGTTGCACAACCAATAAGACTAAGAGGAATTATTATTGCTTCTGATAGTGTAGGTGCAGGTGTTTTAGAATTAAGTACAACTTCAAATACTGGTACAACTTTATTTATTGGAGATGTTCCAAGTGGAGATGTTATCAATCTTTCGTTTCCGGAAGATGGGATATTATTTCCAAAAGGTATTTATTGTAAAACTAAAACTAATATTGCAGCATACACATTATTAACAGATAAATTTTCTGGACCTAATTTAACAGCAAACTAGGAGGTTAGATGGCTAATACTACCTCGGGAACAGTAACTTTCGAGAAAGGTTTTTCTATTTCAGATATAATAGAAGAGTCTTATGAAAGAATTGGTATACAAGGAGTATCCGGTTACCAATTAAAAGGAGCAAGACGTTCTTTAAACATAATGTTTCAAGAATGGGCTAATAGAGGTTTACATTATTGGGAAGTTGCAAATAACAACATCACATTAGTTAGTGGTCAAGCAACTTATACTATGTACAGATCAACGTCAGATGGAACATCTGATGCAACAGCTGTTTATGGTGTAGATGATATTCTTGAAGCAAGTTACAGAGCTTCTAATGTAGATACTCCACTTACAAAAATTGATAGATCGACATATCAAGGCCTTTCTAATAAAACTTCACAAGGAGTTCCGTCTCAATATTTTGTACAAAGATTTATTGATAAGGTAACTATCACTTTATATCAAACTCCAGGTTCGTCACAGGCAGGTAATTTTATTAATTACTATTATGCAAAAAGAATCCAAGATGCAGGAGACTATAATAATGATGCAGATGTACCTTATAGATTTGTACCTTGTATGTTAGCAGGTTTATCTTATTATCTTGCAATTAAGTTTGCACCTGAAAGAATTCAAAATTTAAAAATGTTATATGAAGATGAATTAAACAGAGCTTTAACTCAAGATGGTTCATCGTCAAGTACTTACATAACACCTAAAACTTATTATCCGAGTGTATAATGGCAAATTTTAGTAGAGGTAAATACGCACAATTTATATCTGATCGTTCAGGTATGGCATTTCCATATACAGAAATGGTTACAGAATGGAATGGGTCTAGAGTTCACGTTTCTGAATTTGAACCGAAGCAACCACAATTAGAACCAAAGCCACATGGAGCTGACCCACAAGGTTTACCTCAAGCTAGACCGGATAGAGTTGAGCCAGCTGTTCCAAATTTATTACCTGGAAATCCATTAAGTTTAATTTCTGGATCATCTACTGTAACAGTTACAGAACCTTCTCATGGTAGATCAACTTCTGATACTGTTGTTTTTAGAAATGTTGACGGTAGCCCAGGAGGATTAGCATATACAGTGTTTGAAAATGCGTCAGGATTTAGTATAACAGTTATAAATACAAATAGTTATAGTTTTGATTGTGGATCAAATGCAACTGTAACAGAAAAATCAGGAGGACAAACAGTTACAGCAGGACCAGTAACGTTAACACCATAATATGAGTTACACTTTTTTAAATTTAAAAACAGATATTAGAAATTATACAGAAGTAGACAGCAATGTTTTATCTGATTCAATTTTAACTACGATTGTTAAAAATGCAGAAAATAGAATTTATAGAGAGTCTGATACTGATGATAATAGATTTTATGCTACATCAAATTTACAAGCTGGAAATAGATATGTAACTATTCCATCTGATTTAAGATTTATACGATATGTTCAATTAACTGATTCTTCTGGAGATCAAGTATTCTTAGAAAAAAGAGATACAAGCTTCATGGCAGAATACTATAATACACCTGGAACTCAATCAGGTTTACCTAAATACTATGGAAATTGGGACGCAAACTATTGGGTTGTGGCTCCTACACCAGATTCAACTTACTTAATTACATTAGCTTATACTAAACAACCAGATTCTATAACTACCTCAGACAGCACAACAACTTATATAAGTAATAAATATCAGGATTTACTTTTATATGGATCTTTGGTAGAAGCATATGGATACTTGAAAGGTCCTGCAGATATGATACAATATTATTCGCAGGCTTATTCAAATGCAGCGAAAACGTATTCTATTGAACAACAAGGTAGAAGACGCAGAGACGAGTGGCAAGATGGAGCCCTTCGTACTCCTCTCAAATCTGAATCACCATCTAAATATTAAGGAGATAAAATAAATGGCTAACATAGTACCTGACTCTTTTAAAACAGACTTACTTGGTGGCGTGTTTGATTTTGATTCTGGTGGATCAACTTTCAAATTAGCGCTTTA